GATGGCTGCTGCGCTCAGGGCGATCAACTGGAAGACGCACAGTCTACTTTGTCACCACACCCAGTTTGATGGCTTCATCTTGAGCCATCATTACGGGATCGTCCCAGCCAAGTATTACGACACCTTGTCGATGGCGCGAGGTCTACACAGCAATGAGATCGGCGCTTCACTCGATGAGGTGGCTCAGTTCTACGGCAAGGGCAGCAAGATCGAAGGCGCCCTGGAGTCAACGAAAGGCGTCCTCAACTGGCCGAGGTCACTTTATAACGCTACTGCTGAATACTGTATTCAGGACATTGAACTGACATACGCAATCTTCCGGGAAATGCACCAGAAGTTCCCGGCCAAAGAAGCCGATCTCGTGCATGCTGTTACCCGAATGTTCTGTGCGCCTGTGTTGCGCGTGGACATTCCTCGCGTGCAAGCCGAGTACGAGCGCGAAGTCACTGAACGCAAAGAGCTCATGCTCAGCGTAATTGATCCGCGCAAGTACGACGACAAGACGACGCTGAAGACGAAAGCAGAACGAGCCCTGGCCGGCGAAGAACGCGACATGCTGATTGTCAAGCGTGTCATCGGTAGCAATGAAAAGTTCATTGAGCTTCTGACCGAAGCTGGTGTGCGGCCGCAGGATATTCCTCGTAAACCAAGCCCTGCGTACATCAAAAAATCGACCGCTGAAAAATTAGCCACGCCCGAAGAAGACAAGTGGATTCCGGCGTTCTCAAAAGACGACCTTCAGTTCACGGATCTACCAGACCGAGTATGGGAGCTATCTCCCGATCTCGACCTGAATGACCCAGGACATGTACTACGTGCAGAAGCTCGTCGCGCGCGGCTGCAACAACTGGTCGATGTACGTCTGGCCGTGAAGTCGACGACGAACATCACGCGCGCGGAGCGATTTCTGACAGCCGGTGCGAATGGGATGCGCCTGCCTGTGGGTTATGCCTACAGCCGCGCTCACACGCACCGGCTGGGTGGAAACAACAAGATGAACATGCAGAACCTCACGCGCGGTGGGGAACTGCGGCTTTCGATCTTGGCCGCGGAAGGACATCAGCTGGCTGTAGTTGATTCTGGCCAGATCGAGGCCCGCGTGAACGCCTGGTTGTGGGATCAGACTGAACTGTTAGATGCGTTCCGTGATAAACGGGACATTTACAGCGAGTTCGCCACGAAAGTCTACGGCCGCACAATCACGAAGGAAGACAAGAACGATCGCCACGTCGGCAAAGTCTGCGTACTCGGCCTTGGGTTCCAGATGGGGCCGGCGAAGTTCCAAATCACCCTGGCAAAGGGCGCATTGGGCGGTCCGAAGATCGCCATCTCGATGAATGAAGCCCATCGTGTGGTCAATCTGTACCGTCGCGAGAACTACAAAATCGCAGACGGCTGGGCGACATGCAAGGACTGGATTTCGATCATGGCGAATCCAGACTGTGAACCAATCCAGTACAAGTGTCTCACGATCGAACACGAGCGGATCCGGCTCCCGAACGGACTGTACCTTCAGTACCCAGACCTTCAGGAACGGATTAACGAAAACGGCTACTCTGAATGGACATACCAGAGCGGAGATATGCGAAAGAAGATCTACGGCGGCTTGCTAACTGAAAACATTGTCCAGGCCTTGGCCCGGATCATTGTGATGGAGCAGCTGCTGGAGATCGATAAGAAGTATCCGGTCGTGATGACGACGCACGATGAAGTCGTCGCTCATCCGAAGACTGCACAGGCCCAGAAGTGCTTTGACTACATGATGCAATGCATGACGACGTCGCCTTGGTGGTGTCCTGACCTCCCCTTAGCGGCCGAAGGCGGATTCGCCTCGAACTATTCCAAATAGTCGTTTATCTTTCCAAGATTAGGTGTATGATACGCACCATAAAGGAGAACAAAGTGCCCCACGTTAAGAAACCTCCGACGATCGGCAGCGACATTGATGCGCTGTTCGATCTTCGTGAGAAGAAGCGTGACCTGGAAGCCGCCATCAAAGACATCGATGGAAAGGCCGCAGACATCGAATCCCGCCTCATGGAGACGATGGAACAGAACGGCGTGGACAAGAGCGCAGGCGCAAAGGCCAGCGTGTCCATCACCTCGACTGTCACGGCCTCTGTCGAAGACTGGGACAGCTTCTATGAGTACATCCGGAAGAACAAGTTCTTCCATCTTCTCCAACGCCGGGTTTCTGACCCTGCGTATCGAGAGCTGCTGGATGCCGGCAAGAAAGTGCCTGGTGTTCAGCCGTTTGTGAAAAAGCGCCTGAACCTCCGTGTTCGTTCCACCTGAAAGGACCCTCTATGGCCACCGCCAAGAAAACCGGCACCGCTGTCGCCGTGAAGAAAGCCAGCAACGTCGTCTCCATCCAGGAGCAACTCAAGGCCCAGGCCGCGGCCATGGCCAGCCGTACGGCACCGCCCAGCGGCATCCGTATCAAGGTGACGCAGGACAAGAAGTTCGCGCTGCCCAACGGCCAAAAGGATGAAGGCCCGCTGCAGCTGGTTGTGGTTGACTTCGTCAGCCGCAATGAGTACTACGAAGGCGCCTACGACCCGAACAACATTACTTCGCCGGCCTGTTTCGCGATTCACCCGGAGCCCAAGTCCATGGTGCCCAGCGCGAACAGCCCGAACAAACAGGCCGATGACTGCGCCAGCTGCGCGATGAACCAGTTCGGCTCGGCCGGCAAGGGTAAGGCCTGCAAGAACACGCGTCTGTTGGCCGTTCTGCCGCCCGACGCGGACGAAGACACCCCGATGTGGCTGCTCAGCGTGTCGCCGACGGCTGTCAAGGGCTTCGACGGCTTCGTCGGCTCCGTGGTGCGCACCTTCTCCACGCCGCCGGTCGGTGTCGTGGTTTCAGTGGGCTTCAACGAATCCGAAGATTTTCCGTCGCTCGTGTTCAGCGATCCGACGCCGAACGAGAACCTGGGCGTTCACTTCGGTCGTCAGGCCGAAGCCAAGGAACTGTTGTCGGCCGAGCCGGATACGTCCAGCTATGCCACGCCGGCGCCTGCCCGCGGTGCTCGTCCGGTGGCCCGCAAGCCTGCCGTCGGCGCACGTCGATAAGGAGCAGCTGTGTCAGTTCGCAAGTGGTACCTCGACCAGGCCCTGGCGTCATACCCGAGCTTGAAAAAGGTGCTCGGCAAATTGACGCAGGAAGAAGTGTTGGCGGCGCTCGAACTCGAGTCCGCCACCCGCCGCCGGCGGTCGCTGATCGACCGGCTGATCTCGCGAGCAGTTCGGCTCAACGAGATTGATTACAACCGCCAACTCAAGGAGAAATTCCATGGCACGCACCAAAACTCCCCTGTCCAAGGCTGAAATCAAGGCCAAGAAAGCCGACCTGGCCGCCGCCAAGAAGGTCGTGAACGCAACGTTCGCAAAGTTCGTCAGCGACCACAAGGCCGCTGTCAAGAATGCTGCCGCCGCATCCAAGGCACTCGACGCCGCCGCTGCCAAGCTGGCCAAGGCCAACGAGGCACGCGACAAGGGCCTGGCCAAGCTAGAAGCGCAACTGGCCACGCTGACTGTCGTCTGACCACCGGCCGCACATGACCGCCCGGGTAGGCCGGGCGGAATTTTTCAGGAGCAGGGATGAAACACATCATGGTTGACCTCGAAACGCTGGGTACAACGGCCTCGTCGGTCATCCTCAGCGTCGGCGCGGTGAAGTTCGACCTCATGTCGACTCAGATCGACGACAACGGGTTCTATGCCTCGATTTCTATCGAGAGCAATCTGGACTACGGGCGTCGTGTCCAGGAAGACACGCTTTTATGGTGGCTGAAGCAGGAAGCCGCCGCACAGAATGTCTTTCACGAGGCGAAGACAACACTGTCGGACGCCTTGATCGACTTCAGCGACTGGGTTGGTGCAGATGATTGCTTCGTCTGGAGTAACGGTGCCGACTTCGACATCCCGATGCTCGCACATGCCTACAGCCAGATCCAGGTCGAAGTACCGTGGAAATTCTGGAACGCTCGGTGTTACCGTACCTACAAGAATTTGCCCGGCGCCAAAGACATTCGTCTGCCTCCTACTGGCACCAAGCACAACGCCCTGAGCGATGCCGTTCAGCAGGCGATGACCCTGCAGCAAATCCATGCTGCCCTTTTCACGAAAGCGAAAGTAAAGCAATGACCTCTATTGACAACACCCTGGCCGAGCGCGGCAAGCGCTATGGCGAATTTCCCAACCATGCCGAGATCACCCAGGGCCTGAAAGAGGTCATGTGGGCGACGCCTAACTGGAAAGCACTGGCCGACGACCAGAAGGAAGCCCTCGAGATGACGGCGCACAAGATTGGCCGCATTCTGAACGGCGATCCGAACTACATCGACAGCTGGACTGACATCGGCGGCTACATCCGCCTGGTCGAGAAGCGGCTGATGGACGCTGAAGTGGCGCACTCGAACAAGGCGCAGGACGAGACCATTTCGACGCTTGCCCGGGAAGCCAAGGCCCACGCCACCGATGCGAAGAAATCGGTTTCCGCGATCAACGATCTCATCAAGGAGTTGGTTGACTCGGAGTTCGGATTCAGGCCCGCACCTGAGCTCGATCGGTTCGACGAAAAACTCATTTCCGAGCTAAAGAAGGTCTTCGGCAACAACATCGAAGTCGTTCACATCAATGGCCAAGGGTCCTGAGAATACCTTCATCGCCAGTGTCCACCGGCATCTGCCGGATGGACTCTACTGGATGAAGAACCACAACCAGTACAACGGCGGTATCGCCGATGTCTGGTACAGCGGCCCGAAGGGAGACCTTTGGGCCGAATACAAATTCATTACAGTTCCGAAGCGCGACGACACGCTCATCGAGTTCGGGCTGTCAGAACTCCAGAAGGAATGGCTCGGTGCCCGCTACTGTGAGGGACGCAATGTGGCCGTGATCGTCGGGAGTAAGGAAGGCGGCGTGATGTGGACAACGCCCGCCGCATGGGAAAACAAGTGCACCGCAGCAATATTTCGCGAACTGCTTATTTCGCGTAAACAACTTGCAGATTTCATCACCAGGAGAACACAGTGAGACTTACCAATTCCATCCGTAGCGCGTTCGTGAACAGTGTCATGAATGACGTGCCGAGCGTCGACTACATCGACCAGATGCAAAGGGAAGCCAATCGGATCGGCCGCGCGATGATGCCGTGGGAGATTGCCGCGGTATACGACAAGTACCCTGACTGGTTCGAACTTGAATGGGCATGCATTGGTCAATGGTATGGTTACGGACCATTTCCTCGCAAACACGCTGCATTTCACGCCGAAGACATCCAGGCGATGGATCGGCTCAAACAACTGGAAAAAGAACAAAGTCTCGCGCTCAGCAGGCTTCGCAACCAGCTTGAACAGGCTGCAGCCAGCGCGACGACCACCAAAGCTTTGGCCGAGATGTTTCCGGAGTTTGCGAAATATCTGCCGGCAGAAGAAACGAAGACCCGTAACCTGCCGGCGATTGCCAATGTCGTGGCGGACTTTGTGAGGGCCGGCTGGCCCAAGAACCAAGCTGTGTAGCACGCGAAGCCATGTACGACTTGCTCAACGACGAAGAGAAAGAATATGCAGAACGCCAAGGCTGGCAGTTGTGCCATGTCTATGTGCAGGACGCATGCCACTGGCAAGTCGAAGCCTTGGCGGCAGGCACGAACACAAATATTGCCGTGGCTAAAGCTATCGTCATTCGAGCTGCACAGGCCGGCGATCAAGTCGCCTCGCGCGCTCTTCAACTCATCACACAAAGTCACGGAGCTTCGAAGAAATGACCCTTTTCAAACCAATGTTGGCAACAGACGCCGATCTGGATAAGCTCCGCTTTCCTGTCTATGCGTCTCCAAAGCTCGATGGAATTCGTGCTTCTGTTGTTGACGGCCGACTTCTGACCCGCACACTCAAGGAAGTTCCGAATCGGTTCATCTATAACGCCCTTTCGGACCACAAACTGACTGGCCTGGACGGCGAATTGATCGTCGGCCCTGCATCGAGCCCGATGGTGTATCGCGATACAGTGAGCGGCGTGATGTCCCGGGATGGCGTACCTCAAGCCACATACTGGGTCTTTGATCTTCACAACCAGGATGGATGGCCGTATGCCGATCGATACGACCATCTGATAAACGTTTGGTTTGGTCGTGACGATCTAACCAGTTCAGTCAAGATCGACTATCTTGCGCAGACTCTGATCACGGATGAAGCTGGACTTCAGGCTTACGAAGCACAGACTGTCGGTCTAGGCTTTGAAGGAGTCATTCTTCGTTCTATTGACAGCCCGTACAAGTTCGGTCGTAGCACTGTGAAGGAGGGCTACCTTCTGAAGCTCAAGCGGTTCTGCGACAGTGAGGCCGAGATCCTCGAAATCATCGAGGAGATGCACAACGGTAACGAAGCGACGACCAATGAGCTCGGTCGCACAAAACGCAGCAGCCATCAGGAGAACAAAACCGGTAAGCAGCGCATGGGTGCTCTGCTGGTGCGCGACATTCAGACAGGCGTGGAGTTCCAGATTGGTACCGGATTCACGGACCTGGATAAGCAGCAATTCTGGCTGAGCGACCGTCGCGGCATGATCGTGAAATACAAGTATTTCCCGGTCGGCGTCAAGGACAAGCCCCGGCATCCGGTGTACCTCGGCCTCCGTCACAAGGACGACCTGTGACAAACCCTGAATACATCGCCGGCGGCGCGCAGTTCTATTACCCGGGTGCTGGGGATGAAGAACCGCCACCCAGTGCAAAAGTTCTTCTCCTGACGATCGGCGGTATCTGTACCGTCGGTCAATGGAGCAATAACGGGTTCTACACCGGCTGGCACCCACTCCCGAAACGTGACAAGGAAAAGGAAGAGAAGCTCAATGTTATCCCTCGAAAAAATTCGCGTGCAGGCTGAACTGCAAGATCGCCTGAACTGCATCGTTCATCCGACCTGGCGCTCCGCCGGTTTCCCGTGGCACCGCGCCATCATGGTCGAAGCGGCTGAAGCCCTCGAGCATTACGGCTGGAAGTGGTGGAAGAAACAAGAGCCCGATCTTGTCCAGACAAAACTCGAGTTGGTAGATATCTGGCACTTCATCCTGAGCCAGTATCTGCAGGACTATGGCTCTGTCAATGACGCGTCACAGCGACTGTTCAGTCATCTCCAATCCATGTCGCTGCAGTATTTTCGCACGCAGCCGATTCCGACGAACCTGGAAATGCTGGCTGTGAATGCCACGACGCACACACTGTCGCTGCCGACGCGTTTCACGGCCTTGGCCGAACAGCTGAACTTATCTGGCGATGAACTCCACAAGATGTACATCGCCAAAAACGTGCTGAATCTGTTCCGCCAGGACCATGGCTATCAGGAAGGCACGTACCGCAAAGTCTGGAACGGGAAAGAAGACAACGAGGTCTTGGCCTGGGTCATGTCGTCCCGTCCCGGACTTTCTCCGGACGAGTTGTTGGTTCAGCTCGATCATCTTTACACGACATCCAAGGAAGCAAAATGAAGACATACCTCG